CAAGGAACCAGGTCGCCTTTTCAACTGTTAAACAATGGAACCTCCGACTCCACGTCGAAGCCACCCGCGATGTTCACGCTTCCGTGCAATATTGTTCCGATCTTGCGAAACGCCGCGGACGCATATGGAGCAGAGGATTCGACACCGATAACGACGAGCTCGGTCTACTGGTCCCCGAGGCGTTATACGACTGGCAGGTGGACCTCGAAGCCTACATTCAAGGAGTCGTTGATCCCAGAAGAGTCAGATGGTACTTCGACCCCGACGGCGGATGTGGAAAAACAGAAATGTGCAGATACCTCATCGGACGAAGAGGAGCCTTTTTCCTCGCATCAGCCAAAGGAACGGACATGTGCCACCAAATAGTTAAGGCTAGAAACCACCCCAGATTAGTCGTCATTAACCTCACCCGCGCTGCAGAGGGTGCGTTTTCTTATGCCACGGTTGAATCCATTAAAGACGGATTAGTTTTCTCCGGCAAGTACGAAGGAGGCGTGCGTATTTTCCCCAAACCACATTTAGTTATATTCGCAAATTGGTTCCCAGACTTAACGAAACTTACGGCGGACCGCTGGGAAATCCTTACACTACGTAACAACCCCCCACGTGTGGTACTCAACGACAACAATATAAATTGATTTTCCGAACAAATGCCCCCTTCGGGGGTGATTTACTTTCGCCGTGCAGGGGGTCCGTCACCGGACCCCCGTTTATTCTATCTGTCAGGGGTACATCAAATAGAGTCTGAACTAAAGCTAACGTTATATCCTTTTTGTATGTAAAGAGGCTCCGAAGTAGGAGTAGCTTGAACAGAATTGGGGATAACCATCCACATCCAATAAAGTTTATTGGCCCCCGGAACAACGGGGGGACCCGTTGATCCTTGCCAGGTAGCTTGGTCGATTTTCTGAACCTGTTGTCTCCACTTGATTTGCGTAGGCTGCGCACCAGGCTCGAGTAGTATCTCCTTCGAAAAGATAATCTTACCAAAGTCTTGACGGAATTCAGGAACCAAGGTAGGGTCCCAATTAACCCCTTTCGCAACACCTTGAATAGCCAATATAATAGCGGGGTCTATGATAGGGTTCGTTCGAACGACCCACAGCCTGACCTTGAGGGGGATAAGCGACGTGGTAGCCGGAGCGAACACCAGACTAGCTATACCCCCACGCAGTATGATATCGTTATCTCCGAACAAGGCGAGAGGCTTGCCAGTCTCGTGAGGTTGAAGACCGCCGGTACCCAGCCAGAAAGGGTCCGCTTCCACGGTATTTCCGAAAAGAGTGCTGACCATAGGCTCACAGTTAACAAGCGCAGTATCCATAGTATTAACAGGAACCATATACAACGCAGTTATAGCCCAGTGGGAACGATAGTGCGTATTAGATTGGGTATCCCGCCACAGTACATTGCGCCACCTCCTTGAACCGAGCTTCCTAGTCCGAAAACCGGTAGATTGATAATATCCCTTGGTCGCGGTTTGATAAGTAACCCGGGGGCCGCGCCGCGCCCCCCTTGCATAAACAGGCTTTCGGGGGAAGTATCTACGCTGCCGCATTTGGGGCCAGCGGCGGTTCATATTACCCCTGAAGTCGCGACGGTACGTCATCCCTTTATAGAGGGCGTAAGCCCCTGCGGCGTACTTTAGATAGGGGTGATAAGAAGCGGCGCGAAAAGCGAGCCTTCCCAACCCGTATGCGGTTTGCCACATTATTTTAAATTCAGGGGGTGGCGCAGCGAGGGGGGGTTTTTATACCCCTGATTTTTTGCGGCTCGAGCCACTACTACTAGGTGGCTCACTAGGGTCTCGGATATAAAAGGCAGAGGGTGAGACGCTTGGCGGTAATACTATCCCCCTACTTCGTGGGGGCGCCAAGCTTTATGGTCCCAAGGAGAAGGTCAAGAAGCTTCTGCTTTACACTTAACAACCATACTGAGGATGAAATCCGCGACCTCGTCGCCTGCATCGAAGAAATTGAAGCAAAGTAAACACTGCGGCTCACCGTCTCATAGGTTTCGCCGAGCCACTAATTAATTTACCCCAGATATGTATTCCAAGAGGAAATCGGAGAAAACGGCACCCCCCATCTCCAAGGAGTCTTCAACTCAAGGAACCAGGTCGCCTTTTCAACTGTTAAACAATGGAACCTCCGACTCCACGTCGAAGCCACCCGCGATGTTCACGCTTCCGTGCAATATTGTTCCGATCTTGCGAAACGCCGCGGACG